GTGCAGCAGTTTCTTCCCTTGCTGTCGGGCTGACCGGCGTAGCGGGAACGGGCGGGGTAGGGGTAGCGGCTCCGTCTATCTCCTCGACACTGACAGGTGTGGCCGGTACGGGGGCAGTAGGTACAGCTTCGGTATTTTCGGCCTCGGCGATCACGGGCGTCGCAGGCGCGGGAGCAACCGGGCAGATAGCGACATCTCCTGCGCTTATGGGCGTGGCTGGAATGGGGGCGGCTGGATCGCTCACCTCGTCCAGAATTGCAGCTATAACCAGCGTGGCCGGAACGGGCGCAGTCGGCTCCGCTACAGCGTCTACCTCCTCAGCACTTACCGGCGTATCTGGCACAGCTGCGACGGGCGCAGTCATCATCCCAGGAGGCGCTGCACTCAGTGGTATGGCTGGCGCGGGCGCGGTCGGAACAGTTATCCCCTCCAAAACCTTTGCTGTCACTGGCCTAGCTGCGACTGGCGCAGTTGGCTCTGCCATATCGTCTACCTCGCTGACGCCCACAGGGGTGGCTGGTACGAGTGCAGTCGGTTCAATTACGCCGACCATTTCTTCGTCGCTCGCCGGCGCAAGTGGTGCAGGCGGCGTCGGCGCTATTACTCAGGCGCGGGCCGCAAGTCTCGCAGGAATTACTGCCACAAGCGCGGCGGGCTTAACCGCGCCAACCATTTCTTCAGCGCTGGCAGGGAACAACGGCGCTGGCGGCACAGGCGCTGCCGCACCGATCACCGCGCTCGCTGGAAACGTCGCGACGGGCGCAGTCGGCACTGTCTCTGCGAGCGTAACCATTACCGCCGAGCAGCCTGGGCTGATCCAAGAACTCTATGTCGTCGCCCCCGTAGTACGCAACCTTTACATCACCGCACCTACCGTGCAGGAGTTCTTCGTATGACCTTGATTATTGCAGATCGCGTCAAAGAGAGCGCGACGGTGACGGGAACAAACCCGCTGTCGCTCGCGGGGGCGATGACCGGGTTCCAGTCGTTCGGTTCTGTATGCTCGACGGGCAGCACTTGCTACTACTCTATTCAGGCGGTGGACAGCAACGGCAACCCAACCGGCAACTGGGAGACGGGGCTGGGCACTTACACCACGTCTGGGAACACGTTGACCCGCACCGCCGTGACCGGCTCAAGCAACGCAGGGGCGCTCGTTAGTTTTTCCGCAGGTACGGTGCAGGTATTCATCGACATAACGGCGGCTTACGCCTCGGTGTTGGCGTCATCGGCGGAGTCTCTCGTTCCGGTATCAACGTCACTGCACTACGGCGCAATCGTCAAAGCGATCATTTACGACACCAGCAAGGATTCTGACGGCGGAGCATGGCGTCGGCGGTGTCAGCAAACAAGCTGGATGAACGAGCCGCTTTGCACCGGCACATGGCGCGGTCAGCGTGCCAGTCTTGCGGCAGCATGGGCGGTATCCGGTGCAGCGGTTGGCGACTTTTACCAGTCCACGGCTGACGGACTGTTTTATACCATCGGCGGCACGGTTGGTTCGCCTACGCAGACGCAGGTTTATCGCGGCAATGTGGCGCAGTTCCCGGAACAGGTTGCGATCATCGCCGAAGCAGGGCGCGTTGTGGTTTATGACTTGACGGTGCCTTCTTGCCCGATGTGGATGGTGTTTGTCGGTGTAGCAAACGCGAACATGGTACGAACGGGGCTATCAAGTATAGCGGCTGTGAACGGCCAACTTTGGTGCGGATCGAATACGAATCAAGCATTGGTGCTAGTCAACTTTGTTACTGATTCAGGTTATTACATATACACCAGCCTTACATACTCGGGGCCGGAGGTTGGAACGATATCTCAACGCAATCAAGGTCTTGCGTATGTAGGTTTTGGTACGAAGTACGGGCAAATAGTCAATGCGAGCGTCAACGACATCGCCGCAATAGTCCTTCCCGGCGCACCGTTCGATCCGGCTACCGGCTTGCCTATCCCGACGATTGCCGTGGCGACTGCGGGGGGCATCAGCGTCATCCAGAATACAGGTGTGGTGGTGAACGGTGCGTATACTTTATCGTGCAGCTCCCCCTCATTCAATAATGGACGGCTCAATTACCAGTATGGGGGAGCTGAGTGGGGTTTTAGGTCTCTACCTGTAACAAGCATCACAAGCGGCTTCACAGGTTCAGGACTTAATCAAGCATCTATTCCAAACGTCGGCGCTACTGGATCACCCCTAAGTGCGGGAAAGCAAATTGCCCTTGCTGGCGCGACGCAAGTTACATTAGTACGAGAGAACCCAACTGCTGAATCGTTAGGCATGGTTGCCTACCTGACCAACGCCTACAATTCAGGCTGGATGGTCGGCGACATTCGCGGCTGCTGGCTGGCTGACACGGCGGTCGAGACGATCACGGCATCAGGCAATCTGGTGACGAATCCTGGGCCGTTCACGGCGACGACCGGCTGGACGGCACATAATTCCACATTAAGCACTGCCTCAAATGAATTGGTACTTACTGGAGACGGCACCCTTAACTCACACCAACTTTTCCAGGCAATTACTACGGTCGTGGGAAAAGCGTACACGCTGTCAGCCACAGCTAGACGAGGCACATGTTCTGCAAATATTCGGGTATTTTGCGATGCTACAGGCACTCCTTTTGCGCTGAATTCTTCATCAGCCACGGCAGTAAGCGGATCAGTGACGTTTGTGGCGTCCTCAACGACTACCACTATTACCTGTGACTACAATGAAAATACCGCCAGCCTAACGGCATACTTTGATTCCATCTCCTGCCAACTCGCGCAGGCAGACCGCAGCGTTAAAAACAACGGTATTATCGTCAACGGCAGTTTGACGAAAGCGCCGGTTGCTTCGGGCGCGGGGCTGGTCGGCTATAGCGGGTTCAGCTCTGCGAATAACCTCACTCAACCATACAGCGCAAATCTGGACATGACAGGCGACTTCTGCGTAATGGGTTGGGCGATGTCCAACACAGTCTCCGGATCGACGCAAACTCTATTGAACTGCATAGGAACAAACACTTTTGGGATACAAATCGGCAGAGTTACTTCAGGAGGCACAACCTATCCCCTCACCCCCATGGTATTGTTGTACGGATCATCTGGAACTCTATCTATACAAGGCAGCCAAGCCGGCCTCCTCCCCTATAGCTCCGGGGTGTGGATGCACCTAGCCGTCATCCGCGCAGGCAACCTTATCTCAATTTATCAAAATGGCTCCCTAGTATTCTCCGGGACTTCCATCCTCGGCTCCCTAGCCACCCTGAACGGCGCACTCCAGATCGGCTCAGGGTTTAATATAACCAACTATGAAATGTCGATGGCCCTTTGGCGTATCGGTGCCACGGCGGCAAGCGCCAATCAGATCGGCAAAATCTACAAAGACGAACTCGCGCTATTCCAACCCAACGCCCAATGCACCCTCGCAGGATCAAGCACAGCCGTCACCGCGCTGGCTTACGACCAAAACACCGATCTGCTGCAAGTCGGCACATCGTGGGGCGTGACCGCGTTTAACAATCTGGTTCAGGTGAGCAGCACGGCATCCATCGGCGGCGCAGTCACGTCGCTATCCGCAAATCAAGGCGCGGTGTTGGTCGGCGGCGCAACGAACGGCGCGTTTTACCAGCCGGCGTACCTGCTGCGCGACGAGCTGCGGCGCGCGGAAGAAGCGCGCCTTGCGCTTGGCCGAGCGTTGGTGCCGGTCAGTGCCACTGCGACAGCAGCGCAAACGACATTCCCGTTGCCACTCGGGTATCAAGCTAATTTTGTCTACGCAAACGGCATTCTCAAGACGCTCACTACTGACTACACGCTGTCTTTTGATGGTTTCGTGTGGTCGGTCGTGTTCAACAGCGGCCTCGTCCTGAACGCCCCCGTAACGATTTTGGCTAACTGGAGCTAACACCATGACAGATTTCAACGGGCCTATTTCCTTCGGGTCGACGATCACCCCCGCTGGCGGAGTGATCGCCCCCTCCTACACGTTCGCCACACTTCCTGCACCCGCAGCCGGCAATACTGGCGCGGAGGTGTTTGTCTCGGATGTTGGTACGAATGGCTCTTCTTGGCGCAGCAACGGAACGGTCTGGTCGCCAGTCAACGGCGAAGTGAATTTATACGCTAGTGGGCTTCCGTTTGTGTTCCCGCCTAGCAGCTCCATCGCTGTAACGACCGGCGCGATCACTTACGGCACCGCGCTGGATGTCGTCTACGCGTCCAGCTACCAGTATTTCCCGGCAGGCGCATGGACTGGCAGCGCGGCTGGCTGGTACTACGTGACCATGTCAAGTACGACCTCCGGCCTCGTCTACTCGAACACTTACACCAGCGGCGTGCCGACGATCCCTGGTAGCCCGACGCTGGTTACGACTGGCGCTGGGGCGTTCACGCAGACGACCGCTGCCTACGTCGCAGGCCCGAACTTCTCCATCCAGGGCAACGTAATGGGGGCCTATGGCAAACTCGACGTGGACTTTCTCGGCACGAACTATTCCAGTGCCGGCAGCAAATATCTGCAGCCATCGTTCGGCGGCACAGGGCTGACCTCCACACATCAGACGACGATCTCGCCGTTGCAGAACAAGCTCTTGCTGACCAATCAGGGCGTTGCAAACAGTCAGTTTTACCTGAACAGCAATACGAACTACGGTTCAGTCGTGAACGGCAACGCCGCTATCGACACGACCGCCGCCAAGACATTCCAGATCAACTTCTACCTGACCGTCGCAACTGACTGGGTAGTTCTCCAATACCTTAACGTGAAAGCCTCAAGATGAAAAAACTATTCGCTGCTCTCTCGCTGCTCGTTCTTTCGAGCTGCGCACCGGCCTACGCTGACGACATATCGCCTAATGCGTTTCAGTTCGATCAGACGGCGTTGTCTCCTACCACGCTGATCATGGAGGGGGCGTTCGACGCGCTGCTGGTCATCGACAGCCATCAAACGAACAGCATCCGGTCGGCGTGCCCAGTCCATGAGACTTGCGCCTTCCAGGAAACAAACCCGTGGCTCGGTAGCACCGACCCAGATGCGGTACGGGTAAGAAATTACTTTATTGCGTCTGCTCTTATCCATGGGCTGATCACGTATCTGCTGCCGCAGGATTACCGGATTTTCTGGCAGGGCGCGTCGTTCGGCTTGGAGATTAACGCGGTTCGGATGAATGCCTACGCAGGGCTTGGACTTAAATTTTAATGGAGGTTGGTATGGTACCCGAGAGCAACGAAATAACAGTAGGTAGGCTGGACGAACGGGTAAAAGCTCTCAGTTCCACCGTGGGTGGGATATCTGAGGATATCAAGCGAATAGCCGCCTCATACGAGAAACTGGTCGAGAGTACGCAGCGGATTGCGCTTCTTGAGGCCGACATGGTTCTGGCGAAGGCAGGGCAGAACAAGCTGTGGGAGAAATACGACGCGATGGACTCCGCGCGTATCACTACCGAGAAGGTTCGCCTGGAGGAAGCACTGAAGTCCAACAACCGTTGGATCGGCGAGGTAATCAGGATGCTGCTTGCCTCGGGCTTCACTGGCGCGGTAGCAGCAGCGCTCTACCATTTTGGTATCCACTAGGAGATGAAATGATCAACGACGATCTGCAGTACGACGGCGCAGGCCTGAAAATTACCGAAAACGGCGAGGGCTGCAGGCTGATCCCATATCTGGACGGCGGCGGCACACCGACTGATGGCTACGGCAACACGCACAATGTTGTCATGGGTGTGCCGATCACGCTGGAGAAAGCGATAGCTGATCTGACCACAAATATTCAGTGGGCTGTCCGGGTGGTCAAAGAACATGCCCTCGTGCGGTTGACGCAGGGCGAGTTTGACGCGCTGGTGGACTTCGTGTTCAACGAAGGCAGCGGTCATTTCCAGTCGTCGACCTTGCTGCGCCTACTCAACGCGGGTGATTTCGACGGCGCTAAAGCGCAGTTTATGTCGTGGGACAAGTGTGGCGGCGTCTTCTCTCAGGGGCTATTCAACCGCAGAACTGCAGACGTTGGAGAGTTCAAATGACCCCGAGAGACGTACTTCTGACCGCCATCGGCGTACTCACCTATGCCGTCTGGGGAGCAACAGCCTACTTCGTCGATAGGTCGCTGCTTGGGGCCTTCGTGACGTTCACGATCAGCGTCGTGAACGGGGTGATCTGGCTGGTTCTGCGGGACATGCAGCCACCAAAAAACGCCAACGGCGATGTGGCTCCTTAACGGCCTCATCGCCTGTTGTCTCGCCGGGTGCGCGGACGTGTCCTGTCACCCTGAATTTGTCATTAATTCCTGGCACTCGCCGTCCGGGATGCCAGCAGCAAAAAGCGGACAGCTTACCGTCCGGGAGCACTTGTCGGAGATCGAATCCGTCTCTTTTACCACCTGTAATTACAATGACTAGGAGCACCACCATGAACGGAATCACCGCACTCACCCTTATCACTGATCTGCTCGAAGCGTTCGAAGCGATCTTCCCGAAGGCTAACACTCTGGCGCACACCGCTGCTGTAACGTCTATCGTCGGCGCAACCCTGACTGCTACGCAGGTTATTTCCGGTACGGTCAGCCCAACCGTGACTGCCATCACCAACGCTCTGCCGGTCGTCGTCTCATCCGTGCAGGCAGTTCGTGCGTCCATCGCAGCGGCCCCCGTGGAAGCTCCCGCAGTTCCAGTTGCCCCTGTCCCTGTTCAGGCAGCAGCGTAATGAAGGCGCTCCGGTTGGCACTTTCAGGCTCCGGGTTTAAATTCCCGGCCCATGTCGGCGCTCTGATGGCTATCCGGGACGCTGGTTTCACGCCTATTGAATACGCTGGAACGTCTGGTGGTTCAATCGTCGCTGCGCTGGCGGCGAGCGGCATGGACCTCGACACAATGAAGTCGTTGACCATGACGCGGGACTGGTCGGACATGCTGACGTTTAGCGTGCTGTCGATCCTTGGCGGTAAGGGGTTCTGCTCGGGCGATACCCTGCTCGACTGGATCACGAAGACCACGAACGGCGCTACGTTCGACGATTTGACGGTGCCGTTGACCATCATGGCGTCCGACGCGAGCAACGAAGTCGGCTTCGAGTTCAGTCAAAAGACTACAGGCGCCACGCAGATCGCTTTCGCCGCGCGGTGCTCGGCATGTATCCCGCTGGTGTACGAGGCTGTGCCATTTGGCGGTACGTTCCTGCAGGACGGCGGGCTTGTCGACAATATCCCCGCCGACAAGCTGGTCGTGGACGACGTGCCGCGCCTCGGCATTCATCTGGTAGCGAAGTCCAAGCCGCTGACCGGCAAGGGCGACTCGTACATCGACTTGCTTGAGCGGGACGTGAACATGCTGCTGAACGCCAACGAGGATGCCCATGTTGGCATGGGGGCTGAGAACGGCGCGCGCTACGCCGTCGTCGAGACAGGCTACGCGAACGGGCTGGACAGAAACATGAGCGCCGAAATCCGCACGCGGTTATTTACCGATGGGTACAACGCCACGGCTGCGGCGCTCAAAATGGTTGCATAAGCCCTAGTAGGAGTGGGCTGCGAGCGGGTTTACATTGTCGCCTGCAAAACTCCTACCGAGCCGCCACGGGTGTCCTTCCTACGTCCGTGGCGGTTCACCCTTAAACCCGAGGAACTATTATGAGCTTCGACACTACACTGCTGTACCAGATTCGGGCGATGGTCGCGTCCATAATGAAGCAGAATAACGCGGCGAAATCGACCGGTTCTGCGATCGATTTCGCCGTTGACATGTTTGACCGTGCGGACGCTGAAGGTCTCGGCGGCTACTGGAGCGACACTACAGGCAGTTGGGCGATACGCAGTAACCAAGCAGTTCCATTCAGCCGCGACCCGACTGGAGTGGCGCAGGATACGCTGATCAATTCCTTATCATCGACTTACGCGGGTCTCAGCATAGTTGGGTATTCTGGCGTAAGTAACCAGCTCGGAGCTACTCCGCGCATAACGAACTCTTATCTTGGCTCCCTACCACCGAATTTCACGGCGGCGATAGTCTTTAACGTGGCCAACACAGTTGGCGCTGGGTACATAGCCGCCGTCGAACCCGCCGCCGTCGCCGCCGCCGCCGCCGCCGTAGCCGCCGCCGCCGCCGCCGCTGCCGTCAGCGCCGCCGACGGCGGCTACGCCTATGCCGCCTACACCGCTGCCGTAGCCGCCGCTGCCGTCAGCGCCGCCGATGCCAAAGCCGCCCTCGCCGCTCTCAATGGTGTTATATCCGTACAAGCAAGCCAGGTTGCAGCGGCTGGGTATGGACAATTCAATTTTCCGGCCTCCGTCGCCCCAGCCCTCGTCACCAGCGCTGGCATTATCTGCGGCGGAACAGGTGCCGGGATCGTCGGCGCATGCGTAGCTGTTGCCGATACCGTACCTATCGTCGGAGCAACGCAAACCTTCCCCGGTGGGGTTTTAGCGAATAGTGAGTTCGGCGACATGCAGGGTTTTAGCTTCCCTGTGGAGACTATAGGGCCTGCCGGGGAAACTCCCAGCACAATGATCGTCGTCGGTCAGAATACGATGGTGCTTACTGCGACCGGCAATACCTACGCTGTCACCCTGAACGATTATCCATATTACACGTCAAACTCCGCGTGGCTAGGGTCACGGTCAACCGCTGGCATCTGCGCGCACGCGATCAACTCGGTCGCTGCGTCCATCAAGTTCGGGTACGCTTTTGCCGGAATATCGTCGTTCAAGGCGTGGAACTCGGCGATCCCCGAGCCGCTTGATGAATCTGGTAACGGCACATTCGTTAATGGTGCTCACGTGTACTCCGACCGCTACCACACGCTGGACGCGGACGGTACAGGATACGTCTATAACCCCAACGCGTAACGTGGTAAACTCCAGTCTAACGATAATTAGATAGAATATGCCCTACACCGAGATCAAAGCCGTCAAAGGCGTCCGCAACGACGTAGGCCCGGAGCGTTTCGCTTCCGGTGACCTCGTGTATGCGAGCAACATTGATATCGACGAGACCGGCAAGTGCAACTCCCGGCTAGGCACCACGACCCTTTACGCAGGCGCGGCGCACTCAGCATGGGCTGACGGCTCCCAGGCGTTCTTTGTGCAGGGCGGCAACCTGAACCGCTTCGCCCCCGGTACGGCTCCTTCTCCCATCGCCCCCGTCACAGGCCCGCGTGTGGCCTATGCCAACATCAACGGGCCGGTGTACTGGACTGATACCCTTACCAATGGCGTCGTGGTCAACGGCGTCAATAAACCGTGGGGCAAGGTCGTGCCCGCCGCGCCGATTCCTACCGCCGTAGCGGGCGGCATGCCCTCCGGCACCTACCTCTGCACCATGACCTACCTGGACGCCGCAGGGGCTGAATCCGGCGCTCCGGCGTCCACCAGCATCACTCTGGCGGGGGTATCCTCGCCGGGTGATGATTACCCTTTAGGGGGCGGAATTTCGTTCTCGAATCTAAGTATTTCGTCAGATACTACGGTCGTGTCGAAGAATGTCTACATCTCCGCGCCGAACGGCGACTTACCGCTGCTGGTAGCGACGATCCCGAACGCGCAGGCCACGTTCAGCATGACGGAGATGTCGCAGCAGACAATCCCCGTCCGCACACAGTTCTGGGGACCACCGCCTCCGGGCCAAGTCGTCGCCTATTTCAACGGTCGTGCCTACGTCGCCAGTGGTAATTTCCTCTGGTATAGCCAGCCCTACGAGTTCGAGCTGTTCGACCTGCGCACCGGGTTTATCCCGTTCAGCGCCTCGATTCAGACAATTTCAGTGGTGGCGGACGGTATTTATGTCGGCACCATGATCCGCACCGTGTTCTTAAGCGGCATGGAGCCTGACGCGTTCATCTCCCATACCGTGTCCCCGCTCGGCACGATCCTCGGCACAGAGGTCAGCGTCCCCGCCGACGCCATCGGCATGGTGGATATCGAGGGGAGCCAGGGCGAAGGTATGACCGTGCTCTGGATGTCCACGCGCGGGGTCGTCGTCGGCACTGACGGCGGGCTGGTACGTGACTTAACCGTCAGCCGTTTTATCCCGCCACAGGGCTTGACCCACGGCGGCGCATTTTTGAAATACCGATCCCAAACACCGCAGTACGTTGTTTCACTTTCTTAACTTTGCAAAGGTCTCATTATGGCAGCTCGTCTCTCCACTGGTCTCGTCACTGCGTTGATGGGGTCCAGCAATTTCCGCACCTTGTTCGCGCTCGGCTTCATCGACATTTACTCCGGCACTCAGCCTACGCTCCCGGACAACGTGCCCAACGGCACGTTGCTCTGCACGTTGTATTCAGACGGCACGACAACTGGCTTGTCCTGGTCGCCTACTGCCCCAGACGGTGTACTGTCGAACCTGTCCTCACAAACGTGGTCAGGCACCGTACTGGCTACCGGCACTGCTGGCTGGTTCCGGCTGCGCGCTGTGGGTGACACGGGCGTGCTGTCCACCACCCAGTGCCGCTTCGACGGTGCCATCGCCACGTCCGGTGTTGAAATGAACCTGGGGAACCTGTCGCTGCTGCTGGGCGCTCCGTTCGTGATCACCGCTGCGTCGTTCACGCTGCCACAACAGTAAGGAGCCGGATCATGACTCTCTATATCCCGCAAGCGGGGCAAGACGCGATCCTGAAGAATGCGCTAGGGCTGGTGACGCCGGCCAATTTGCTGCTGAAGCTATTCGTCAACAGCTACACGCCGGCTGCTGGCGACAGCGCCGCATCCTACACAGAGATGTCCACGCTAGGCTATGCCGCCAAGACGTTGTCGATGGCGTCGTGGACTGAGTCCGAAGTTATCGGGGTCGGCACGGCAGTGTACGCAGCGCAGACCTTCACCTTCACGGCGGGGACTGCGGTGACGATCTATGGGTACTTCGTGGTCGGTGCGACGGACGGCATTATCCGCTGGGCTGAGTTGTTCGCTACGCCATTCATCGCGCAATATACCGGCGACTCCGTTGTGCTGACTCCTCAGTTTACGTTGACATAGGCGCGGTCATGAAGGTATCCACGCTGTTAGCGAACCAGATGATGAACATGGCTTCTCCAGCCTTCGAGTTTATGGCTGTGTTCTCTGGGCCGATTCCTGCCAACGGGTCAGCGGCTGTAACGGGTACGCTGCTGGCGAGCTGGGGGCCTATCACCATGAACGCAGCAGTGGCGGGGGTGGTAACGCCGTCCAGTTTGCCGCTCGCGTCCAACGCTGCGGTGGCGACAGGTACGGCGGGGTACGCCGTGTTCGCCGCGACAGCAGCGTTGACGATCCCGTTGATGTACTGCTCAGTTGGCACGGCTGGGGCTGAGGTGAACCTCTCGACATTATCTATTACGGAGGGGGCCACAGTGGACCTCACCGCGATGCGATTTAATTACCCAATCTCATAGGGGGCATCATGCCGCTCATTTCTGACACCCTTGCGGACTATTTCTGTGCGTGGTCTTCTGACCTGCGGTCGCTCAGCATCTATTCTGGCCCGATCCCTGTCAGTGGGGACTCGGCCCCGACTGGCTCACTCTTGGTGAGCTGGGAATTGACCGTAGCGTGGCCCATTGCTTTTACCGCGATTGATGGAGTAGTTACGGCGCTCTCCATGCCAGCCAGTTCGTTCCCGGCTGTGGCGGCAGGGACGGCAGGGTACGCTATGATATGGTCAAACACCTCCCCGGTCTGCTCCGCGTACCTTACAGTAGGCACGTCCGGGGCGGAGGTAAACCTGTCGACACTGGCCGTCAATGTGGGGGATGTCCTAACCCTCCAAAGCGCCTCTATAACCTTCAACCCTTCATAGGAACCAACCATGCCTAGAGTATCTACGATGCTGCGGAACGATTTAGCTGGGGTATTCTCCCAGTTGAGCTATATGAACATTTATTCCGGTGCGATTCCGGCCACAGGGGACACCGCTGCGACGGGGACACTCTTGGTGTCGTGGTCAGGGACGTTGGCCTGGGGTGGGCCAGCATCAGGTGTAACAGCTTTGACGGGCACGCCTATAACATCGAACACCGCTGTGGCTACCGGCACGGCGGGGTACGCTGAGATATACGACTCCAGTACGACGATTATGTACTGCACAGTGGGTACGTCCGGCGCGGAGGTGAATCTGTCCTCGCTCAGCATCGTGACAGGCGGGACGGTGAATCTTACGTCCGGTTCGATTACGATACCAGCGACGTAGGCGAGCAGCATGACCGCCGCCATCTCGATTAACTTCTCGCAGTTCACCGTTTCGACGGCGGGTGTGACGAGCCTCACAGCTACTGCGGCGATTAACCTCTCGCAGTTCACCGTCGCTATAAGCCAGCCAGTTACCGTCACCGTAGCGCTGACTGGGAATGCCGGGATTGGCGGCACAGGTGCGGTTACTGGGGGGCATCAGCTTACTGGTGTTTCCGGGGTGGGCGCGGTAGGCTCAGTTGCGCCTTCACGTAGCGCCTCACTGATAGGTATCGCCGGCGTTGGCGGCACCGGAGGTATCGCAGGTGGTCAACCCCTCGCGGGTAGTGCAGGTACAGGCGGTACCGGAACGATCAACGTAGGTCCTTCAGTTACGCTCACGGGCATCGTAGGGGCCGGTAACGTCGGTACACTGTCTCTTCCGGGGCACCAAGCCTTACTAGGGAGCAACGGCACTGGCGGAACGGGCGTTACATCTCCGGTGCTCACTAGACCGACCGCAGGTAGTGTGGCTACGGGCAGCACCGGAGCTGTCGCCCTTTCGGTTTTTTGTGCTCTGACCGGCATATCCGGGGCATGCGCAGAGGGGATGGTGGCCATGACATCCTCAGCACCTCTAACCGGCCTCGTCGGTGTGGGGGTGCTAGGCTCACCCGTCTTCCCAGCGATTGTGAGCCTGACGCTCACGGCACCGTCCATGACTATGACCTCCTCGCTCCTGGCAGTGACGGGCGCGGGTGGTGCTGTCGTCAGTGGCGTGGCGACGGTGGTGGCATCAACTAGGCATCTCACCGTCTCCGGCGCAGGTGGTGCTGTCGGCAGCGGCTTGGCGACGGTGGTGCCGCACTACTCACAGTTTCTGATCGTGGGTGCAGGCGGAGCAGTTGGCAGCGGCGCGGCGACAATGGTGCTGCACCACTCACATTTTACGGTGGCGGGTGCAGGGGGCGCTGTCGGAAGCGGAGCTGCAGCGCATGCAGTGACGACCTCCTACCGAGCCAGTGGTGGTGCGGTCGGCTCGGGGACGGGGGCACCAGTCACGTCCACCCTGCTTGTAACCGGAATCGTATCAGCGAAGCTGCCGAAGGTTACTTCAGCGTTCGCTGCGTGGAACAACCACATCACCGCGCGGTTGCGGCTGATCACTCCGGTTGTCTACGCGGGGAACGACCAGGAAGCAGCGACGTTACCGAAGATCACCGCGTCGATCACGGTCATGTCGAACACCTACGCGTCGATCAACGCGAACCTGAGATTAATCCAGCCAGCACTAAGCGGAGGGGTTCAGCAGATCGCCGCCGAGCTACCGACGCTAGGCGCTGAAGTTACTGCTTTCGCAGGCTCGGCTGGTACGATCAACGCCGGACTGCCGCTGATTCAGCCAGCACTGAGCGGCGGGGTTCAGCAGATAGCTGCTACGCTTCCGACGTTAAGTACGTCTTTCGCCGCTTTCTCAGGCTCTGCTGCTACGATTAGCGCCGGTCTGCCTCTGATCCAGCCATCCGTCAACGGACTCGCTGGCACTGTTGCGACGCTCAGTGTGCTGACGCCGAAGGTGTCGTCGAGCTTCGTCGGCGCTGTGGGTTACGCCGCTACAGTCTCGGTGATCACGCCGAGAATCGCAGCGAGCGTGCAGTGTAACGGCGGCTCCCACGGCGCCATCGCCACGAGCCTGCCAAAGATCAACGCCGCCTTGAATGCTGGTTTCGGTGCGGTGGGTACGATCTCCGCGAAGCTGCCGAAAGTCATTGCCGCGATCACCGTGCTGGCTCAGGCCACTGAGCAGCAGCTGGTCATGGTCTTGAACACTCATAACAATGCGCTGTCCACATACCAGAACTACCCGTTCAACTCGTTCTGCTCGCTGGGCGGCGTGTATTACGGGGCAGGGCCGAACGGGTTCAGCCAGCTCGACGTACCCACGGCTACGGACGATGCTGCGCCGGTCGCTGCGGGCTTGAGCTTCGGCATGCTGGACTTCAAGGAGCCGAAGCTCAAGCGTATCAGCGACGCTTACATGACGCTCCGCACGGCGGGGAATCTGACGCTCACGATCACGGTGGATGAGGGCATACCCGTGATCCTGACCATGACCGCGCAGCAGTTTGCCACGTTCATCCAGCGGCGGATCATCACGCCGAAGGGCCTCGTCGGGAAGTCTTGGCAGTTCGCCATAAACAATCAAAACGGAGCGGCCTTCGACTTTGGGCAGCTCGGGTTCAACACAGCCGTCAGTGCGCGGCGCATAGGGAGTTAGGGTATGAGCGACAATGTAAGCCCGTTGAGCATGCAGCAGAATGCAGCAACCGCAGCTGGGACAGCATCGACACAGATGCAGGCGTTTATCACGCAGCTGTCGGCCCTGACGAATTTACCGGGGAACACCAAATTTACTCTATCCGACACACTTAACACGAGTTCACTACAGGCGAGCATTCAGCTCCTGCTGAATGATGCGTCTCTCGTGCCGCCCACGCTGGCGACGACTCCGGCGTACACTCGTCCGACAGCGCCGACGCCGATCAGTTCGAACGCGGTGATCACCCCGCCGACTTTTGTCGCACCCAGCCTACCGACTCTGTTGAACCCCGTAGCGCCGGTGGTAGGCACCGCGCCGTTCACAAGCGCGCTCGCCACGATTGACTTCCCCGTCGTGCCAAACGCCCCCACGATCAGCCTGCCCACGGTGCCGGTGCTGCCGACGATCACAGTCACTGCGCCGAACGCGCCGAGCGTGTCGTTGCCTTCGGTGCCGTCGCTCGCGGACATAGCCGTCACAACGCCTGTGCGTCCGGCCCTCACGCTGCCGGCAGCGCCAGTGTTCAACAACATCGTGATGCCTACGATCACGTCGATCACGTTGCCGACATTGACCGCGCTGGCTCCGAGCGAACTGCTCCCTGACCCGACGGACTTGTTCGCGTTCAGTGAGAGCGGGTACAGCTCGCTGCTGCTACTGGCCGGCCAGCAGAAGCTCGCGAACGACTTGGCGAACGGTGGGTACGGCATCGAGACAGCCGACGAGCTGGCGATCTGGCAGCGTGCGCAGGATCGTGAGCTACGCGCAGGCGTGGCAGCGGCGGCTGACATTGCCCGTGCGATGGCTGCGCGGGGCTTCGCTATGCCGCCCGGTGCGATGCTGGCGCAGATGGCGTCGAGCAATCAGGCCACGCTGGAAAAGATGAGCACGTTGTCACGCGACACAGCCTTGAAGCGCGCCGACATGTACGTGGAGAACAGGAAGTTCACGATAGATCAGGCGCGGGAGTACGAAGCGCTGACGACAGCGCTGTACAGCGCCGTCATGGAGCGCGCGCTGAACGCGTCGAAGGCTACTGCTGAGTTCGGCATCGCTGTCTATAATGCCAGCCTCGCCAAGTTCGACGCGCTCACGAAGGCGTTCTCCGTTCAGGTGCAGGCGTATGGCGAAGAGGTGAGGGCGGCGGTCGCCACGCTGGAAGTTCAACGGTTGAGCCTGGAGGTGGTGCGTACCGAGACTGAAGTACAGAAAACGCAGGCTCAGTTGTATCTTGACCAGATCGAGGCGCAGAAGCTGCCGCTCGAAATTTACCGCACGGACGCCCAGGTTCAGCAGATGCTCGCCGACACGCAGGTCAACGTGCAGCGCAATCAGGTGGCTGTCTACTCTGCCGAGATGGACGCACAGAGAATACCAGTCGAGCTGTACCGCACAGAAGCCCAGGTTCAGCAGATACTGGCTGACACACAGGTCAACGTGCAGCGCAACCAGATATCTGCCTACATCGCGGAGACCGAAGCGCAGAAGGTGCTGGTGGACATGTACCGCACGGATATCAGTGCGCTGGAGGGGCTGGCGCAGGTGGAGCACCTGAAGCTCGACACGTTCCGCTGCCAGGTTGAAGCCTACGCTGAAATGATCCGCGCCCAGACCCTGCAGCTGCAGGGGTACGAGGCCCAGACCCGTGGCGACATGGTGCAGGCCGAGATATACAAAACACAAGTAGACGCCCAGCTAGTACAGGCGGAGTATGCCAAGGCGCAGGCGCAGATCAACGAAGCGAACACGCAGATCGCCGTGGAGAACCTGAAGGCGAATCTGGCGATCATTCAGACGAATTCTGACGTGTATCGTGCGCAGGCGCAAGGCACGTCGCTGACGAACGACGCGCAGTCCCGCTCGTTCGCCGCCCGTACTGAGGCGTTCCGGTCGGTCGCCAGCGCGTATGACAGCCTGGGCAAGATCGAGATCGCCGGGGCGGAGATACAGCTGAAAGCTGCCTACGAGTCCCAGTTCCTGTCGAACGACTACTCGAAAGCGCTGCTCCAGATCGACGCGAACAATGCCATTGCCGGCGCGCAGGTACTGGCGCAAACCGTTCAAGCGAATCTGGGTCAAGTGTTGGCGATTGCTACGGACGTCAATAACTTTACGGCTGCGGGCGGCTCGTCGTAGGTGTATCATAGCAGGTATGAAAATACCCCAACGCGCGTTTACCCTGGCTGAAATGGCTATTGTTGTGCTCATCGGCGGCATCATGCTGACGATGAGCCTCAAGACATGGATCGCTAAACTGAATAATTCAGCTTACGCCGAAACCGCCTCAAAGCAGGCGCAGATTAAGATTGCGCTGATCGGGTTTTTACGGACGAACGGTAGACTCCCATGCCCGAGTGCTATGAGCACTGCGGTTCCACCTGTGCCGACCGGGCTTGAGATACTGGGGCTACCAGCAGGTCGTGGATGTATCAATAATCCCTATGGCGAAATCCCTTGGGCGTCGCTTGGGGTTTCGAAGGATATCGCACAAGATGGATGGGGGAACTTCTTTACCTACCGTGTGGCGACGGCGGCGACCGCTATCGTCCCCGCGCCAGTTACAGTGCCGGTACCCCCCATGCCAAAGAATCTCAACCAGAACTGGACATCATTAGCAGCGTCCGCCAACGCTTTCGACATCACTAGCCTCGTAAGCTCGGCAACTTCAAACCGCCAGACAATCCAGATCGATCAAGGGGATGGAGTGGACGCGCTTGTGCCGATCACTTATAACGCTGTGGTGGTGATTCTCTCGTCCGGTAAAAACGGTTTTGGGGCGTTGACGCTGCAAGGAGTCCGCAACACAGCGCCGCCTGTCGCGCCGGTCAACCACGCCGACGAAACCACTAATGCGACCCCAGGGACGCTAGTTTTCATCATGCGGCCATATACAGAACTGTCGACCGCATTCGGTGGGCCGTTCGACGACGTGGTGGCATTTATGTCGCCGCAGGATTTGCTGCAGCCGCTGGTGAGCGAGGGGACGCTGGGGGCGTGCAGATCATACTGTGCCGCTGCCGCTGCCCCAGTGCTCAGTGTTACTGCGACTTGTACCCCGCCCGGGGGTGGAATATGCACATGTGCCTCTCTAGGCGTACCAGGAACTCCGACTCCCAGCTCATGTACTAACAACGCTACCCCCTCATCTTGCTCTATCTGCGCGGTCGTGTCATCGCCCCCTGCCTCCTGCACACCGACAAATGTCCCTATCGGCAATCCAGCGCCTAACTGCCCATAAGGCGCAAAAAATGAAAACTCGTTTCCTCCAAGCCCTTTATCTCATGCCCGCAATCATGATGCTGATGATGTGGATAGCTGCTGCGCCCAGTTATGTATCTCAGTGCAGCAACTGGCAACTTCTCGGAACCATCGCCTTGTCGGCTTTCGGGTCCGCTTGGTCCGTCGCCATATTCGCTCACTCCGTGAAGGGCGGCTCGGTATAGTGCCATCTATCTAATATCTATCTAACGATGTAAAATTAGGGCTTCTTCGTGAGGCCCTATGAACAACATCCAGAAATCCTTCAAAGCCAAGGCCCAGATGGGCCTGCGCAGCACTCAACCTGCCTTAACCCAACCTCTGCATCTATCTAACGGTGGGCAGGGTCTTCGCCAGCAGGGCTTTGTTCAAGGCCCTGGCACCGGCACCAGCGACAGCGTTCCTGCCATGATCTCCAAGGGAGAGTACGTGCTGCCGGCTGATACCGTCGCGCACGTCGGCAAAGCCAACCTGGATGCGCTGAAGGACGCCACACACACGCCTGTGAACAACGGACTGCGGGGCGGCATGCAGCACATGGCTGACGGCGGGTTTATGGGCGACGCAGGGAACATGATAGGCGAGGCCCGTGACTGGATGGCAAGCAAGATAGCCAACGGCGACGCCCCAGCGAATGCTCAAGAGACCGTCGCTCACGGACCTGTACCTGCCGGTAATTACACCGTCAGCCCCCGCAGCTTCGACACCCTCGCAGCTGACCCAGCGCTCGCCGCTCCCACTGGCGTCCGCGCAGCTGACCCTGCCGCTGGTTACACGCGATATAACCCGAGCATCACCACCACGCCCCCCACGCCCCCCGCAGCGCCTGAGTTGACCACTACCCTCGGTGCCGCACCGCAGGCCGCTCCTGCCGCATCGACAACCACAGAATCCGCTCCAGGTATCGTTTCCCGCGCGGCAAATGGGGTGCGCTCGATGGGTAGTTGGCTGGGCAGAGCCGCGAACGTGGGTGGCGTACTGGGTGGCACATACGCTGCTGCAGACGCCGCGCGCGACATGCACTTGAATGGGGTCAACACCGACAACTCTACACGTCTCGCTGGCGGTACTGCGCTCGGGCTTGGGTCTGCGGGGAGCTTCGTACCAGCGCTTGCCGGTGGGCTTGCCGCCCCGCTCACTGCTACCGTTGGCGGTGCGGCGTTGATGGGCAATCAGATCGGTAAATCGATCACCAAAAGCAACCCATCTTTGGCTGACGGGCTGGCAAGCCCTGGCGAAGCGATAAGCCGCTGGTGGAATGGCCAGCCGCTGCTGCACCAAGAAGCCGGTACCGCACACATGCCGGGTGGAGATACACAGACCCCAGGACGACCCGACTCCTACTATAAAGACCAAAACCCAAGCGCTGCCGTGCTCGCTGCTCAGGCTAACTCGCGAGGGGCGGATACTGTCTCTGCGCCGACAACCCCAGCGCCGACAACCCCAGCGACCCCCAGCACCCCAGCGCCGACCGTAGCCTCTGCTCCTGTTCCTGTTCCTGACCCCATCGTCGGTAAAGACGGTATGGCGACAGATGGTAGCGGCAACCCTATCCCCGGCTACGGCTCAATGACCAATTCGAGCGGGAAGCGCGTGTTTTTCTCCCCCGGCTCCGGTACGCAGCAGGGGTCATCCCCCGGCTCCGTGGCTGCTAACCTGCGCGCAGCCTACGCGCCGACGCAGTACGCCGACGACAGGCCGGGTGAGGCGATGCGAGATTTCGCAGCCGGGCGGGGGCTTCAATCAGGCAACTCTGGTGGTCTTGGTCAAGGCGACTCACTCGCCGATCTCGCTTACCGTGGGGGCATGCAGAAAGCCGCTATGCGCCAGCAGGGGCTGAACATTCAGCAACAACAGGTTACTGGCGATCAAGGGCTGCGCAGCCGGGAAATCGACTCCCGTTACGGCTCGGAAATGTACGGCCATGACGTGCAGCGCGAAAACAACCAGAGCACTGTGCAAGCCAGCATGATCAATTCCGCAGCCCTGCGTGATCAGGCGCGGGCGCAGATGGCTATCGCGCAGATGAACCACCGCGATCTGCTCGGTCAGCAGGATATAACCAACAAGCGCGAACAGGATGCGCAGAACTTCGAGCAGAACCAAAAATCCGATACCCAGTTGACGACTGACCTCCAGAAGCAGAACCCCGGCTCCGAGCCAGGGAAGTTCGACGACGCTACCGTGGCGCAGCAGAGAACTGGCATTGGTCAGTCAATGGCTGCGCTTGGCATCAAGAGCTATGCCGCGCTCGATCCGCTGAAGCGCCAGCAGCTGCTGGCTGGGAGCAAACTGATTTCCAAGATCAACTCCAACGCTTCGACCTGGAACCCATTCATGGCGGATTACATGAAGACGGTAATGCCCCATAACCTCGTAGGTATGAAGAGGATGACAAACGGTGACTACCAGACGCCAGATTATACTGATGCCTCTGGGGCAAAACGCTCCGGTCAGGTTATCCCTGGTCGTATTGTCGACAAGGTGAACTCCGACCGTATCATGGGTCAGCCGTCAGGCGACGAATTCTCCTCGCTCATGCAAGGAGGTCAATAATGGCTGGCCTCCAGGACTTGATGCCAGCTCCGACCTACTCCACGGACGCGACGGGTGGGGATGGATCATTAGTTAAGGGTCTCCGTGCAGGCTGGGAAGGCGTCAAAAGCCAAACCCACCAGCTGCTCGGTCAGGCCGGTGAGGGCTTAGGGGCCGATCAGTTCGCCGCAGACCAGCGTGCGCAGTCCGTAGCCAACCAGCAGGCAGCTGCGGCTGACTCTCAAGGTGCAGTGCAGCATTTCTCCGATGTGCATGGCCTTCGCGACTTCGGTAACTGGGGCATGTACAACCTCGGCGCGATGGCACCGACCGTCGCCGCAGGCGCAGCCGGAGCACTCGCCGCAAGGTATTTCCCCGGTGGAGTGTCCGCAGAGGGCGCGGTGCTCGGCAACGCTGCCGGTATGGCTCCCGGCATGATCGGAGAGCAGCTTCAGGCCCAGCAAAACGACCCAGAACAGGCTAAAAAGCCGTGGCTGGACCGAACCCTTACCGCAGGCGTTGGCGGGGGCCTACAGTCCCTTGTTACGGCTGCTGCCCCTGGCACGATTGAGAGTAAGTTCTTGGCTCCCGCCGTCGAAGGTGTTGCTAAAACTGCTACGCCATTCCTTGAGGGACTGGCCCACAACGTACCGGGCGCGGTGGCCGGCAACGCTGCAGCGATGGCTGCGTCAACGGAGATCGGCCATCAGGCGGCGAGCCATTTAAACCCTAACCGCGACGCGTCGAACGATCTGGAAGAGGACAAGCAAGCGGCTATTGAGGGCGGTGCTATGGGTGCGCCGTTCGGCGTGCTGGGCGCTGCCGGTGACATGCGGGGCGCGAAAGCCGAACCAAAACCCGGTGAAGCCGCCAGCGGCAGCATAACCAGCAAGGTGTTCGGCAATGGGAAGGATGGAGCGGTCAGCAAGAGCAGCGGAGTGCCGGTGGCGCTGGACAAACCAGCGGTGCCTGCACCCGATGATTTGGGTACGTCGGAGTCCGCGCCGCTCGGTGCGCGCATGGACGCAGCGACGAAAGTGTTCACTCCGCCCGCGCCTCCCGATCTCGCAGCAGCGGCTGAAGGCAAGCCGCCTGAAGAAGCCATGATGGCGATGGACCAGCTGCAGGCCGATATCAAGGCCAAGGACGACGCGACGAATGCAGCGATGGCTCGCCGTCGTGCGGAGAGAGCGCCGAAGAACCTGCCTGCTGATGAGCCGCCGCTGCCGGATGAACTGCCCCCTGATGTCAGCATGAGCATGATGAGCACCAACGCTCCTGAAGGTGCGGCTGCGGACGACGCTAAAACACTGGCGGCGTTCGTGGCGAAAGCCAAGGCAGGCAAGGTTGAACCGTGGCGTGTGCAGGATGTCGCCGATATGCTGCAGGATAACGGCAAGCCGCCAACAGCGCTAGTTCACATGTACGGTGAGATGGAGCCGGGGGAGGGCAAAGACAATTTCCTGACGGCGGTAAATCAGGTCATGAAAGCGGCGAGCGACAAGAAGACGCTGACGGACAGCCTGACCGGCATGCTGAAAGACAAAGACGTGCAGCCCGGTTACGTTAATCAGTTGATCCCCTATTTGAAGTCGTATTTTAACGACGACTTGACGAGAGGGCTGAATCCTGCCGAGAGCAAGATGTTGACGGAGCATATCGACAACGTGATGCGGGACACCTTCAACGATCCTCGGCAGGTCAGCGATTTGTTCGAGAGCGAAAAAGGCAGCGAGATCAGCGACGAAGGTTCGTCCGTTACCGGCGCGGCCAAGAGCGAGAGCGAGCTGAGTGATGCCCCCGGAGTAGACCCCGGCGCGTCGTTCGACGCAACTGACCCGGAGTACACGAACTATTACGGCCAGGGCAAGGACAAGGCGAACCCGCAGTACATGCTGAGTGACGAGGCCCACAAGGCCGAATATGGCGACGCCACACGCAGCACGGCGTCGGATGTCGCAGCACAGGCCGCAGCTGCTCATCCTGACGCAGCCATCGGCTGGGTTTCCGCTACGGACCACGCCAGAGAGAATGGCGTACCGGCCACGAAACTGAACGCGCAGACGAAGGGCAAGCCGGAGAACTACGGGCTGGTCACGGCGAAGGGGCGCACGAGCCGCGACGCCTTCACTGCCGACGACGTGCAGAACATGAAGTTGGACACGGACAAATACCCGAACTCCGACAGCCGCATGGAGGTCAAGGGCGGCGACGGCAAGACGCTCAACCTGGACGCCAAGCGGATCGCTGGTGTCATTCAGCGCAAGATGGGCCACAGTGATGTCAGCGAGAGCGTGGGCGATCCGGCGCAAGCGAGGAACGAGAAGCTGCACGCGCTGCGAGATAACTTTCATGCGGGCGTGGCTGCTCTATCTGATCGCCTTGGTGCCCGCATCGAGCCGAGCGACAGCACAGTGGTTGCCAAGGGTGTGACTTACGGCGACCTGAAAAATCTGCCGGCGCTTGAGCGGCCTGATATGGGCAGTGAGCTGGACAAGGCCGACGCCACCGGCAAGACTGCTAAAGAGCCGATGTCCAACGCCGAACAGCGTCGCGCCATATCCACGCTGGATGTGGAGGCGAGCAACCATCAGGCCAACGTATCCAAGGTGCAGAAGAAACTCGGCATGTCGGACGCTGAGATCAAAACCACCGTCGAAGCCGTGAAAAAGGTCAGCGCGGCTAAGGGGCTGGGGCCGAAAGCTGCCGCCGAGGCGAAACATTGGCTGAATGAAGTGACCGCCAGAATGAAGGCCGCTGGGTTTAAAGGGGCTGACGCTTACGACCTCGGGTGGGAGAAGGTCAACGCCGACCAGAAAAGTGCCAGCGCTGACAGAATCCAGGCCGGGGCTGACGCACGCGCGGAGACCGCTCGATTCGAAGCGGTCAAGAGCGGCGACCCACAACGGGTAAAACCAGCTGACTGGGCACCGGACTTTCAGGGCGGCGACCAGATCAAGGAAGCTGGCGAGCCGGGGTTAGGTAGAACCGAGATTGACCCCAACGACGATAATATCCACCTCGCCGACAAAGAGCATGGTGACGATCTCGGTAGGGTTTCCGCTGCGGTGCGCGGGATCGACGCTGCCGACGCTGTGCCGAACCACGCCATCGCTGATAAAGCGAGAGGACTAGACAAGAACGGCGAGGTCAACGCTCTGGGCAAGTCCCTCGTGGAGACCAAGATTAACTCACTTGGCGTCGGTGCCAAAAGTGCGAGCGACCGCGCCGTCATCGCGCAGGCGCGTGGGCTGCTGAAGAACTGGGATAAGATGCCGCCGAAGGATCAGGCCAAGCTGTACAGCGAGCTGAAAGACACCAAGCGGATCGAGGCTGTGGGCGGCACGATAGACGGCTTAACCAAGTCCCTCGATGCCAGCCAGAACAAGCTCGCCAAGAGCAACGCCGCCCTCGCTGCGGAAGGTAAGCCGCGCGTGTTCCCGAAGACCGAGGCGCAGGTTGCCAAGGCATTCAGAGATACCGTTAAGACCGACGCAGGCCGTGACGCCACGCTTGAACGCGTGAAAGCGTCCACCGACGCGAAAAGTCTGCAGTCTGCCGTGTCCCGACTGGTCGACAAAAAAGGCTGGGAGCGCGATGCCAACACCAAGCAGGTTGTCGATGCCCTCAACACAAAAATCTCCGACCTGATCGCTCACGATCCTGATCAACTGATCGGCATGGACCCGGCGAAACAAGCGCTGGCCGGGGAGTGGAAAGCCGACGCTTCCAAGTCCGACACAGCGATTGGTACCGGGCGAATCACCGACGCGCAGAAAGCCGAGGTCGCCAAGATCATCAATGACCGGCTCGGGCCGCTGGTGTCCAGGATGTTCAGCAGCACCATGAAGCACGCGGGAGAATTCACGCCGCAGCTTGCTGACGGGCTGGCCCGAGCTGGGATCAAGGTGTCAGTCTTCGCAAAAGACCCTGGGAGCGTGGCGCTGCATGAGTCCATGCACGCGCTCTTCGACCACATGCGCAAGATGGGCATGAAGGAGGTCAACGACGCGCTGGCGAAAACGGCTTCCTCCCCGTCCGTCAGGGGCCAGCTGCGCGAGCTGCTGAAGGATGAGCCAGCTGCGTGGAAGCAGTGCCAGGATAGCGCCGAGGAGCGTGCTGCCTACATGTATCAGTTCCACGAGGCCGGCAAGCTGAAGGTCGGCGGCGAGGTCAAGGGCATATTCCAGCGCATCGGCGACTTCATCAAGCGCACGCTGGGTATCTGGACTTCCGACGAGCGTGCCGTGCAGATCATGAAGTATTTCAGCTCCGGCGACGTGGTGAGGAATATCGGCGACCGCAGCGCCGTGCATAACGCGCTGATCAGAGCAGGCAGGAACGAGTCGCTGCACCACATCGGCGAAGCGATGAAGCCGATGTACAACCTCGGACAGCGGGTGTTGGGGATCGGTAGCCAAGGTATCCGGGACATGAACATCGACCCGCTGACGAAAATGGTGGACTTGACCGGCCAGCACGCCAATCGTACAGGCGAGGATCGCGGGTTCATTCCGACTTACACGCAGAAGGCGCGTGACACGATGAATCAGTTGGCGGCTTCATTGTCGAAGTTCTCCGACGCCGACAAGAAAGCGGCGTGGGCGCAGATGCAGACCAGAGAAAAAGGGCAGGTCGATACTCCTGAGCACGCGGAGATCAAGGCGATCCTGCGCAAGACGCTCACGGACGTGTATGACGGCATGACGAAGGCTGGGGTGAAGATCGGGTTCATCAAGGACCACACCCCTGTGCAGTGGGACGCTGCTTACATTGCCGGCCACCAGCCCGAGTTTCTGAAGATGGCTGCGGAGGCGATCAGGCGCGAAGGGTTCGACGGTACCCCGCAGAGTATCATGAATCACCTGATGCGCAACGACGGCAACGAGCTGGGCATCCAGGACGTGCGCCCCGATACGAAACCCGGCAACGTGTTCGCCAAGGAGCGAGTATTCAAGCACTTCACCGCCGCCGAGCGCGCACCATTCTTGATCGACGACCCGATGCGCGTGATGTCATCCTATGTTCACCAGGGCATCAAGCGGGCAGAGTGGGCGGCGCGGTTCGACGACGACAACGGGAAGATCAACGCTGCACGGCAGCAGGCTATTCTCAAACACGGTGCCACGGACGAGCAGATCAAACAGTTCGACAACTACATGAACGGCGTGAACGGCTCGCTGGGTAGTGAGCTGTCACCGAAGGCCCGCAGGCTGATGTCCGGCCTCATGGTCGCCAACAACCTGCGCGTGCTGGGGTTGGGCTGGTTCTCCGGGATGGTTGACCCGATAGGCATCAAGGTACGCGGCGGTACATGGGGCGACGCGGCCAGCGCGTACAAGGACGGCATCTTTAAGATAGCCAAAAATCTGATCACCGACTCGAAGCCTGACGCCAAGGATAAATTCGCCGAGGACATGGGCGTGATCGAGAACGCCATGCTGGGCCATGCGGTGCAGTCGGCTTACGGTGTGACTGGGCTGGGGAACTGGTCGCGCAGAGTCAACGACATGCTGTTCAAGTATAACCTGATGGAGCAGCAGGGCCGGAACATGCGCGCAGGCGCGGCGGTGGCGGCGGCGAAGTTCATCGCTCGTCACAACGACGGCTACAACGGGCACAGCGCACGGTACATGGAGGAGCTGGGGCTGAAGAAGGGCGAAGCGGTCGTGAAGAACGGCGAGCTGGTTACGGACGCCGACGAGCTGCGGGAACACTTTAAGACGCAGGGGATTTCCGGCGACGCGCTAGAGGCGAAGGTCGACACGCAGGTCGCCAAGATGAAGATGGCGGTCAACACTTGGGTGGACGGCGCGGTGGTTCGGCCTGACGCCACGAAGAAGGCCACATGGATGAACGACCCGTACTTCGCGTTGATGGCGCACATGAAGTCGTACACCTACGCGTTTCACGACACGATCCTCAAGCGCGTGGCCCATGAAGCTGCGCACGGAAACAACCAGCCTCTCGTCGCGCTCGGCGCTTACGTACCGGTGATGTTCGCTGCGGACATGATGAAGGCGTATATAATAGGCGGCGGGTCGATGCCGGCGTACCAGCAGAACTGGGACACGGGCGACTGGCTGGCACACGAGACTTCACGAGCGGGGCTGCTGTCCACTGGTCAGTACGCCGCTGACGAGTTCAACGGCATCCGGTCACACGGTGGTTATCTCAATGCACTCGGGCCTGATGTGTCGGAAATTGAACGGCTGGCGAGAGCGGTGGGCAGTGGTGGCGGGTCGTCGCAGTACGCCAACGCACTCATGCCTGTACCGTTTAATGACTGGCTGGACACAGGCGGTAAGGGTCATTCAGCGGGTGGGCCGTCCGAGCCAGTGTCGGAGTAGGGAAATTGGGCTTGAAACCGGAAGAACGGAAGTAGCAAATCGCCCGCAAACCCTTTATCTATATACCTCTTCTATTCTTCCATTCTACTTTAAATAAATTAATAGAAGAAGAGAAGAGAAGGGAGTAATAATATGTATATAGAAGGTAGAGGTGGATCAAAAATGGAAGTGGTATATTTCCGGGCTATGCGCCGCGATTATAAATGATCGCCCAGTGTTTGTGTAAAGCCCGTGAGGGCTTTAGCTTTAGTATTTAAGTCGTTGCGCGAGCGCGTAGGCTAAACATTCTTGATGGTACCCGCTGCCGCTGGCAGCACGCTCCATGACGAAGGCAACAGCGTCCTCGTCAGTCGCGAACGGCCTTTTCGCGTCGCGGTCTTTCTTGTTGCCGTAATACTTCTTGATGACGACCCGTTCGTCGCCAGCGAATCGTGGGCGCGTGCTGAACTTCCACCCTTCAGCACGCCCGCGAGTATCGTTAGGATAGAGCACGCTCATTTTGTCATCCTCTCCTGCATGATGTACGCGAGACACACCTGATGATACTCGCTGCCCTCGGCGGCACGCTTGACGACGAAGTCGCGGGCTTCTTGATCGGTGGCGAACGGCGTGTCGCTCGCATACCCTATGATCCTGTTCGGATGCAGGCGGCTACGCCGACCAATCGGTGACTGGAGGAACGACCAGCCTTCACTGAATCGTGTTTCATGGTCTTCGAACGGGTTCATAAAATCCCCAGTTCCCTTTCCTTGGCCCGATTTCGGCGAAGCAGAGGTGCCCACGCAATGAAGCTGCCGTCGTCCACCCACACGCCCGTGACCTGAACCTTGCCCTTAGTGAGCAGGGTTAGCTTCACACCGCGTGGTGGCTTGTCGGTGTAATTGAACCCGGTCGGTTCGGCTGCGAGGTGGTCGATCATGACGCAGTCGCTTTCATCGCTGCATAGACCACTTCCTCGAAAGTCATCTTGAGGATCATGGCTCTGCAGGCAGTGCGGCAGATCAGCGGCCACTGCAGCCGGAGCTGCATATCGATTGGTTCTTCGGGGATGATTGGGTTCATGACATATCCAAAGGTGAGCGAAACGAAATGAACACAGGGTGACGGGGCGCATCCTTCACGCCGACCAGGAACGACTTGTACTTGATGGTCTTGCCTTCGTGCTCGGGCCGGTTTGCCCAGATGTGATCGCGCATGCAGTCGTTCAAGCCGGTACCCACGTTGAACTGCACACCGGAAACGATATCCTGCACAACCAGCGCACCCAGCGTTCCTTTGCCGACCTTGCCAGCCTTGTGGCTTGATCGCTTGGAACGACCGAGTTCGTTGACCTGCTTCTCATTGGTGTTTTCGAGCTGCTCCTCGAACCCGATCACTTTGGCCTCGCTGTCGGTAAATCTTTTCACCTTCATCAGCAGGCCCTCATTGCATGTTGAGCGACCAAATTTATAGCGCCCGTGCAGTGACCGCAGGATCAGCCCCTCATACCCTTTGGTCAGACACTCAGCTTCATACTCCAGCAGTTCGGCCTCATCGTTGATCAGCCGACGTTCGTGGAGGCGCAGGTTCATGCCAATCGTAGCGGCTCCGTTGAACCGCTTGATCAGGGCATCGTGGCGGGCAATGTACGGTTCGTCAGGGTCGTTGTGCAGGTCGAACACAAAGAACGTGAAGTCGTCGGAGACCTTATCCCGCGCCATGAAAAAGCTGGTCGCCTCCTGCATGGCGTTGGGTGAGGTCGGCGAGCCGGCAATCAGCTCACCGTCCATACCCTCGAACATGGGCTGCGACAAGATCGCCTGGACGTGCTTGTTCGGGATCAGCTTCAGACTTCGTGACAGCAGCTTACCTTCATGTACCAGACCGCGCAGGCCGTCTAGCTTGGGGCTGGCGTAGCATGGATACTTCAGTTTCATTGGATCATGATCCACGGCGAGCATTGGTTTCATTCCGTCATCCTTTTGGCTACGTGCTCGGCGATGAACGCCGACCACTTGGTTGTGAAAAATTCATCTAGTTCTTGGAGGTAATCCCCGATTTGCGGGTCGGTTTCCTTGAGTCGGTACATCGTTTCGAACTCCTCTGCCCATAGGACAGCCTGTTCTGCAAGACCCCTGGAACCACCAATAGTGTCCAATATGTATTCCTGCGCCTCCAGGGTCTGTTTGCTCCACGCGTACCCCATCTCAAACGAGACATCGAACAGGGTTTCTTTGGCGCGGTAGGGGTGCTCAGAACGCTTCATAGCGGCCCCGCACCCGCCAGCTGGCGGATACGTTCAACCGACCAGCCGGTGCGGTCGTAGACCTTCAGGATGAGGCCAGCGCCTATGTCACGATCCTTGGCGCGCATCATGCTCAACATTGACCTTGGAATGCCGAGCCATGCCGCTAGGGTAGTGTCTGTTTTGAAAGAGTTGTATTCTAGTAACTCATTGAACAGGCGGTTAGGAGTTGTCATTTTGTCTTGCTCCTGAACGCGAGTGCCCATGCCTTCCGGCAGAGGTCGTTGATATTTGAAAAAGTTTTAACGTGCAGACGGGCGGCTTCGTCGGACAAAAAGATGTTGGATTTATCATTTTTCTGTATCTCGTACTCCAGCCTCCCGTCCCAGATTTCAAACACATCCCAGCCTTGGGAGCGGGCTGCGGTAGAATCCTGATTTGTCCATTCGTTGTTCATGGTGATTTTCGTTAAAATAGATTCGTTAAGTCATTGATTTTACAGCCTCTTATTATCACGTTAGATTGCGTAAGATAGCGTTAGATTGTTAGACGCAAATGCACTAAGTATTTGATTTTGTTGCATAATGTTATTTTTAGAGCGGGTTTATACCATGAAAATGTCGGGAGGCCGGGAAGCCACGGCCTGAGCCATTGTTGGTCGCTTCGTTAAAAATTCGTTAAATAGATTCCAAAAACGAAGGTGCTACTTGGCGCTAATAACTTGCCAGCCGGAACCGCGCAAATCGTCATATTCCGCCGTCATGGTAGCATTCTTATGCCCCAACATTGCCTGGGCGAACTCAGGACCATACTGATCCCGATACAATCTTTCGGACAAACTGCGTATTTCATGGAAAGAAGCAGGCGTTCGTCCAACTGTCGGCACAACCTTGGCTTTTTTATAAGCTGTACTGAACGCATGGGTGATTGCTGCTACCGAAAGCCCGTCACCGGGCTTCGCTGTCGCGTGGCGTTTCTGGTGGTGGACCATGAATTGGCTGACCGCACGGTTTCGGCACTGCTTGATCACATCGGCAATTGTCCTGTTCACAACGGCAAGACCGATGCTGGCGTCCTGCTGCAGCCGCACTTTTCCCTGCATCTTACCAGGGACGAAGTAGATGAACCCATCACGGAAGTCGGCGAACATAGCTCCAGCGATCTCTTCCCGGCGCTGTGCAGTCAGCAGGGCCAAGTCCATCGCATCGACCAGCCACGGCTGCGCGACTTCCCTGACAGCATGATACTGCTCAAGCGATAGTCGGTCGCGCTTGACTTCGTATGCTGGCCGGTAAGTGGAATCGACGGGGTTTTTACCGTCCGCTACCTCGCCCTTGGAGATTGCCATCTTGAATACGTCGCTGAGACGGGACCGAATAAAACCAGCAGTGGCAGCACCACTTTCTTGCTCGACGGCATCGACGAATTTAGCGACATGCGCCGTGGTAACAGCCTTCAGTTCCATCCAGGAAAACTCGGCGTTAGCGATACGGTCAAGGTAGGTGAGCTGCATGCGCAATGTCTGTTCGGCGGGTTTCTTCTTCCCGATCCACAGCTCCTTGTACAATGGCACCCATTCTTTGAGGGTATGCTGCTTGACGCCGGATACCCAGTCGACCAGCGGAGAGGGGGCCTGGGTGGCCACTACCGCGTTGGCGTTTCGCGCCTCGCGGAAGGCATTGGCTTTGTCGCGCCCGAGTCCTTTGGTCTTGCCGTTCAGCGTGTTTCGGTAAAAGAAATACCCGGCGCTATTAATGTACAGGTTGGGGGGAAACCCCTTGTGCTTCGGGTCGCGCAGTCGGCTCATTTCAGTCACCTTGATATTTGGCGTGCCGTTCGACAAAGTACAACTTGCCGTATTTGACCGGCTGCGGGGTGATTCTGCCTTCCCTGGCCCAACGGCGCAGCGTGGTAATACATGGGGCGTGCTCCCCGCATATTGTTTCCGCCCATGCGGCGAGTGTCAGTAGGCGTGGGGTGGAGATACTGTTCATGTGAACTCCTTATTGGGTGTAGGCTTGGACTTGTGCGCGAGACCTGCTTTCAGGAAGATATCTCGAAGCCCGCTGCTCGGTGATAACGCGACTAAACGTGAGCTTCCTACGCTTTCCGGGTTTAATGGGGCGCACCGGCATGATTGTTTATACTCCTCAATATCTGACATCTCGAACCGAACAGCACGTCCCACGCGATAGCACGGTAGCTGGCCGGCTGGGGCGGCGATGCCATACACTGTGCTCGGGCTGATCCCAAGCACTTCGGCGGCTTGTTTCACGGTCAGCATGGCTCATTTCATCCGTATGGTCAGGGTCAATTGCGGTAGGTCGATCACGATCAGGTTGCCGTTTTCACTGATCTCGATACCGGGCTTGCTCAGGATCGACCGAGCGTTCGGCACAAGGCTTAAATGCGACTCTTCGCCACTCAGGCGCGGAGCTTTGCCTGGCTTCTGGCTTACCACTGAATACGCCCAGCGTGCGTTGTCGCCTTCGACTTTTGGAGCAGCCGAGCGCGTGACTCGACCTTTGCGCCAGAGACCGCCAAGGTAATCGGATACTCGGTGCGCAGACTCGGCGAATAACTTAACTTCTGCGCGGTCGTACAGCATGTTACATGTCATTGGCTGATCGGCTTCTTTCAGTATTTTTTCGAGGAGGGCAAAAAGCCCAGCTTCTGTTCTCATGGTCTTTCCCTGGTTAATAGCGGTGTTGGCGGAGGCATTCAGATTCGAGTTGGCCTTGTCTTGCCCGCGAAATCAGACAGTATATTAGAAGAGCGGTCACGATTAGCCGATGCGTGGCGGTTAATACCCGCACGGCGGTGAATAAATGTACGAAGTTCATGTTAACTTCCGGTAAGCTCGACGATGGCCCTCGCCAGTTCTGCTCGGGTTTGGAGTAATGCTTTGAATTCGGCGCAGGAGATCGGCAGTTCCCACCGTCTGTTTCTGAACAGGACGCCGCCTTCCCTGCAGCCGACGATGACGGCGAGGTTGCGGCCTTCGAGGTGTCTGTTCTCACCCCATTGCAGTTGCAGAGGGGAAAGTGTGATGTCGATCATGGTGTTGTCGCGCTTGGGGAGGACAAGGAATTTATATTCCACCCAGAGGTCGTGCTTGCCTGAAATCCAAAAATCAAAAATCCCCCCGACAAATGGATTGTACATTTTTACCTTGTACAGCCAAGTCGGGAGGTATTTATGGACACCTGTATAAAAGGTGGTTTCGGGCTTACTTGCCACGCGCTACCTTCAACGGTTCTTTCGGTGCCTGATCGGCAAGCATGCGAGTCTCGACCAGCTTCGCGTACCCGATCACATCGTGCCAGTTATCGATCCAGTCCGGATCACCGTTCAACATCCTGGCGATCTTGTCAGCAATGACGGTCAGCGCCTGCTTCTGGTCTGAGGCCAACCGGCCCCAGCCAGGAACTACTCGCATCACATCTTGAATGTTCTGCGCGATGGCGGCATGTTCAACGAACATGCCGTACCGCTTGCCACGTTCAGCGAGGGTGTCGTCAATGTTCACACGACCACCTTGTTGTCATTCAGCCACTTCAACAAGCCGACCTTGTCGGTCGGGATATCATACTCGTGGGTTTCGATTCTGCCGCAACCCGCTTTCTTCAGTACCACGCGGTCTTTGCTGGAGTCGGCCTGCGCGCCGGACCAGTGGGATACAACCTCGCCGTTTTCTCCTGTCGTCTGATAAAGCCTCATGCTGCTTTCCTTCCGTAAATGATTTTAAAATACTGCTGGAGTTGTTTCGCCTGCGTGAGCGCGTCCGACAGTGCGTTGTGTTTGCCTGGGTTGAGAACCTTCGGTGCGTTTTTACACATCGGTAAGTTCTTGATGGTGCGGAAGCAGCGGTTGTCCCAGAAGTCCCACGGTATTTCCTTGCCGTGCGTCACAAGTGCGTGGCCGATCATCGGGATGTCGAAGTCCGACCCGTTGCTCCACATCTGATACTTGCCGGGGCCAATCCAGTCCACGAAATTATCGAGGGCAGAAGCCAGCGTGTTTTTTGGCTCTTGAAACACCGCGCGTGCGTCAAGAGGTTGTTCCATCCACCAGTTTAACGTCGCTTCGCTGATATGGCGGCCTGCTTCGGTATTACTGTCAACCGACACTGACGAGTAGAACCCGTTATTGTCGTGAGCGTCGGAGTTTGGGTCGAACTTGACCGCTCCGATGCTAATGATTACAGCGTCAGCACGAGTGCCTAAAGTTTCAAGGTCAATCATGATGGCCGGATAGTTCATCTTAATCATGCCTACATCCATTTAGTTGTCCATTCCCCCGACGCCAGAGGTCGGGGTGGTACTACGGTGCTGCGGTATTACGCTGCTGCTTGGCGTTGCGCGTCGTTCGCTGCTGGTTTTGGAGGCATTGCCTTCTCAGCGACAGCCACAGCCTTGTCAGCGGCTGCTGCGGCCTTGAGCAAGTCCTTCGACGCTACGTTGTGCGCCTTGACGAAACCAGCCACGTTCTTGTTGTACGCAGCGGTAGCGGCCTCAGCCTCCTTCGTGTGCGCCTTGAGAAACGCTGTATACTCCTTGTGAGCAGCGGCAACGGTGGCGTCACGCGCCTTCAGCGCAGCCCCGACTGCATCCCGCGCAGCCTTTTGCGCCGCTTTGGCTTCTTTCAGCTTGGTGGCGGCAGCAGTGTTGACGGCCTTGATTTCGGTTTGGGACAAGATTTTTGATTGAGTACGTGCCATGATTTTCTTCCTGTTGTGAACTACTTTGCGCGGGATGCGCGTTTACTTTGCCGGCCTAAAGGGACGCGGCATACTTGGACTGCAGTTTTAAAGCGAACTCAGCTGCATTGAGCTTGACAGCCCGTGCGATGAGTCGGACTACTATCGACTTGCGCCGAGTAGATTGGGATTCGAGATCGAGACAGGCATCGATCTCTACTGCAGTCAGCTCAGGCAATATCGCATTGAGACTGGAAACAGATAGGAGTGCTTGGTTGATGAACCACTCGCGGGGTTTTGTCATTTTAGATATTGTTTTTTTTTTTTTTTTTTTTTTTATGGCTCGCACTCTATCAGGGGCTGACTAGAGTGCGGTATCCCATAAACATGGTAGAAACTGTGAACGATTGTTAATTACTTGCGCCGGCCTGGGGACACTGCTTTCTTCGGCGGG